TGTTGCAACAACTCCCATTTCAGGTTCCGTCGGTTCTTGTCCAGATTCGCTATCATCACTGCTCATGCACAATCCACAGTAAATACAATTGTTATTGATTGCACCCTTCTTACAAGGGGTGCACTTATTCCCGACGATTGTACTACGTCCTCCGCACTGAGATGCATTGGTATAAACTGACGCCTCAATGCATTGCATGCTCTTACCAGCAAGAGAATGTGCATCCTTGTTAGGACATTTGCACATACCACCCAAGCGTTTGCACACTAAACATCCAGGTGCTTTGGCTTGGTTGTGCTTTTCATCTAAGCGATCTTGCTCAGCGAAATGATCAATGCACATCTTGCGAATAAGTTCAAACAATTCCTCAGTGTTCAATCCAAGCGATCGTTTTCCATCGACCTCGAAATACACGATCTTCCTCTCTTTTCCAATATAGACGATTTCATAAACATCAAAACTATGATAATCGTCGCTCCCGTCGCATTTGCTTGAAACGAGACGTCCGAATTCATCAGAAAATTCATCGCGCACTGTCATGTTAATGATAGTGTATCGTCGTTCCCAAGCGCCTGGAGTACGGGCGACATTGAGGAAAGGTTGTTCGGTATTTCCAGTTGAAACTACACCAATATGAGTACAGGTGATTTTGGCTTTATCTTCCAAATTTGATCTATTCGGATGGAAAGGCACAGGATCAACTAGCGCGAGCGCTGTATTGTAAGCCGTTTCCACAGATTTAGCCAAGTGTTCCTTAATTGGCAAAGTCTCATTGATGGTGATAGTTTGAGTGGCGTTAGTTAGCTCATCTTGATAAGGTGCTAAAAGATTTACTTGAGCATTATCCTGCTCACGATATTCAACACCTCGAGCCATACAAATTTGCTCCTGAATCATTGGAGCAATTGTTGATTTCCCAGATTTGGGAGTGCCAACAATATGAAAACCGATTGCCACTTTAACGCGATCCACCTTCTGAACGAAATCCTTGACATCATTGTACAATGCAGTGACCTCTCTGAAAAGACTAGAGGCCTGCAGTGTCATAAATTTCTCTTTCTGACACTTGACGAATCGTTCTAGTAGGGTGAGAATTGTCTCAACTTCAACAAACATGAGTTGGCGCTCCTCCATTGTGGATCTGCCCTCTCGTTTGAAATCGAGAAATTTCTTGTGCCAATAGTAATATTTCTCATGGCACTTGGCAAGT